GTGCAAGAGGTTGAGAAGATCGCCGACGCAAACAAGCGCGCGGCCAATGATACGCCTGACAAGTGGGGCGATGTCAATAAGGTGGCGTCTATACCGCTTTCAGTGTATTATGAGCTGAAACGTCAGGGGATTGCCGATGATCCGGCGGCCATGAAAAAGTGGCTAAACGACCCAGACAATCGAGTGTTTAGAACAAGGGCGGGCCGGCTGTGAGCATTACCACCTACGCGGAACTGAAATCGGCCATCGCCGACTTTCTCAATCGTGACGACCTGACGTCGGTGATCCCGACGTTTATTTCGTTGGCCGAGGCTTCGATTAACCGCGACCTGCGCCACTGGCGTCAGGAGAAGCGCGTTGAGGCGACGCTTGATGAGCAATATGAGAACTTTCCCGTAGATTTCTTGGAGATCCAAGAGCTAAGCCTGACCGACGGCACGCGCATAGAGATGGTGTCCACGGCATTCATGCAGGAGCGCAAGCAGGAAAGCACCGCCGCTGGGAAGCCTCGATATTTCCGCGTGACTGCAGACCAGTTTGAGTTTTATCCAGCGCCAGATGCAAGCTACACCATGAGCATGCAATACTACGCCCGCACGCCGGCTCTGTCAGACACCAACACCAGCAACTGGATATTGACATACGCACCAGACGCCTACCTGTATGGCGCTCTGGCGCAAGCTGCGCCGTATCTGGCAGAAGATGGTCGCATCACGATCTGGGCGTCGCTATATCAGAACGCGATCGAGGGCATGCGCCTAGACGGCGAACGTGGCAAGTATTCTGGCCCGCTTAAAATGGGAGTTCCGCGCTAATGGCTACGACTACTTGGGATCAAAAGGCTGGCATGACAAGCGCCACTGACGTGGACAATTTGGAAAGCTATGCCGAGCAGGCAGAAGCCTCAAAAGACGCCGCCGCTGCATCTGCGACCGCTGCTGCTTCAAGTGCTGCTGCTGCGGCAGCTTCTGAGACTGCCGCTGATGCAAGCAAAACCAACGCAGCCGCATCCGCTTCTGCTGCGGCCACATCGGCTACGTCTGCATCTGGCAGCGCCACTACAGCCACTACGAAGGCCGCAGAGGCTTCCACAAGCGCCACAAACGCCGCTACAAGCGCCACAGCCGCGCAGACTGCACAGACAGCCGCAGAAACCGCCCAGACAGCGGCTGAGACTGCTCAGACTGGCGCAGAGACTGCAGAAACCAACGCAGCCTCTAGCGCCACTGCTGCGGCCTCCAGCGCGTCTTCTGCGTCTACGTCTGCAACATCTGCGACTGCAAGCCAAACGGCTGCTGCTGCTTCTGCCTCTGCTGCATCCGCAAGTGAAACTGCTGCGGCAGCTTCTGAGACTGCGGCTGGCGTCAGCGAAACCAATGCTGCGGCATCCGCATCGACTGCCACCACGCAAGCAAGCAACGCATCGACCAGCGCCACGAATGCAGCTAACAGCGCTACCGCAGCAGCGGCAAGCGAAAGCGCAGCGGCCACATCTGGCAGCAGCGGCAAGTGAGACTGCGGCGGGCACGTCAGAGACAAACGCGGCAGCGTCCGAAACGGCTGCAGCGGCGTCTGCGTCTGCGGCGTCTACATCGGCCAGCAATGCTGCCACGTCTGAAACCAACGCGGCATCTTCTGCCTCTACAGCATCGACCGCAGCCACAACGGCTACCACGAAGGCATCTGAGGCCAGCACAAGCGCATCCAACGCTGCAACGAGCGAAACAAACGCCGCAACATCGGCAACCGCAGCAGCGTCTAGCGCGTCTTCTGCGCAATCGTCTGCAGATGCTGCTCTGGCTGCTCTCGACAGCTTTGATGACCGTTATCTCGGCCAGAAAGCCAGCGACCCTACACTTGATAACGATGGCAACGCCCTTGTGGCTGGCGCGCTGTATTTCAACACCACTGATGACGTGATGAAAGTTTACGATGGCAGCGCTTGGGTTGCGGCATATGCATCTCTGTCTGGCGCACTGCTTGCTAATAATAACCTTTCTGATCTGCAAAACGCCGCCGCAGCCCGCACCAATCTCGGCCTTGGCACTGCTGCGACAACGGCCAGCACTGACTACGCTACAGCGGCGCAGGGTGCATTGGCAGATAGCGCGTTGCAATCTTCTGACATCGGCGTATCTGTTCAAGGCTACAGCGCGGCACTTGCTGGCACAACGGCATCATATACCACTGCCGAAGAAACCAAGCTGGCTGGCATTGAGGCAGGGGCTACGGCAGATCAAACTGCTGCTGAGATTAAAACCGTCTATGAAAGCAATGCCAATACCAACGCATTTACAGACGCTGAACAGACAAAACTGGCTGGCATCGAGACTGGTGCTGACGTAACTGACACGGCAAACGTAACAGCCGCTGGGGCGCTTATGGACAGTGAGGTTACTAACCTAGCCGCTGTTAAAGCGTTTGACCCCACAGATTACGCAACTGCTGCACAGGGTGCATTGGCTGACAGTGCTACACAGCCCGGCGACAATATATCGACACTGACCAATGACAGTGGCTTTACAAGCAATACAGGAACTGTGACTAGCGTTGCAGCTACAGTCCCTACTGGCTTTACTGTATCCGGTTCCCCTGTCACGTCTTCTGGCACTATTGCCGTGTCTTACAGCGCTGGGTATCAAGGCTATACGTCTGCCGAAGCTAGTAAGTTGGCGGGCATTGAAGCTGGCGCTACGGCAGATCAGACTGCAAGCGAAATACTCACAGCAATCAAGACCGTTGATGGCGCAGGGTCTGGCCTTGACGCTGATCTTTTGGATGGTCAGCACGCATCGGCGTTCCTGACTGGCAACCAGACGATCACCTTGTCGGGGGATGTATCTGGCTCTGGCACGACTTCGATTGTCGTCACCGTTGCTGACGATAGCCACAACCACGTTATCTCTAACGTCGATGGCTTGCAGACGGCACTTGATGGGAAGTTGTCCACAACAGGCAAAGCTGCCGACAGTGAATTGCTGGACGGGATCGACAGCAGTGCTTTTGCCCGCAAAGACACAACTACCCGTCAAGATTTTACAGGGTCAATAAGGGTAAGCAGCGATAACACAACTGGGGGCGGTATTGTCTTAGCCGATGATGGCGATATTGTGGATTTGAATGACGGCTATGCCTCTATGCGGTTTAGTAATGGCGTGCGAGTTTATTCTGCGAACGGCAGTGGAAGCGTTAGACATACGCTGCATTCGAATGGCGATTTCACGGCGTCTGGCAACGTCACCGCTTATTCTGACGAACGCCTTAAGTCGAACATCCAGACCATCGAAAACGCTGTTGATACCGTCAAAGCACTGCGTGGCGTTACTTTCCAAAAAGATGGAAAGCCTAGCCTTGGTGTAATTGCGCAAGAGGTGCAAAAGGTGCTGCCTGAATTGGTGCATGAGGGTAACGAATACCTGTCCGTTGCTTACGGCAACATGGTCGGCGTGCTTATTGAGGCAATTAAAGAGCAACAAGCGCAGATTGACGAACTGAAAGCTAAGGTGGGGGCATAACATGGCGGTCCCCACTGGCACGGCATCTATGCTAGACATCCAGAACGAATTTGGCGGCAGCGCACCAATCAGCTTGTCAGAGTATTACGGCGCTGCATCTGGTGTTCCGACAAGCGGCACGATCAGCATCAACGATTTTCGCGGCAAATCTAACACCGTGAACGTCACATTCTTGCTTATCGCTGGTGGCGGCGGCGGCGGCGGCGGGTCTGGCCGAGCGGGGTCTGGTGGCGGCGCTGGCGGCGTATTGCACGGAACGATTGCAGTCTCGCCCGGCACATATTCGTTTACCATCGGTTCCGGCGGCTCTGCCGGGTCTGCCGGATATAGTGGCGGCCAAGGTTCAAATTCCACGATGACAATAGACGGCACCACATACACCGCAAACGGCGGCGGTTACGGCGCAGGTTCTAGGGATTACGATTACAGCAACGCAGATGGTGGCGACGGCGGGTCTGGCGGCGGCGGGGGCAACAACTCCGCAGGGGCTTGGCTTAAAGGCGAGGCTACACAGACCAGTCAAGGCGGCCTTACCGGCTATGGAAACGATGGTGCAAATGGCATCACATATTCCGGCATCGGCGGTTCGTCTGGTGGCGGCGGTGCGGGTGGCGTTGGGCCGCAGGGTGCAGGTGTTTATGCCGTGGCGACGAATGGCGGGGCAAATATAACGCTTTCAGGTTACAACGTCGCGGGGGGCGGGCCGGGCGATAATTACGGCGGCGCGTGGTCTGGTGGCATTGGCGGTTCGTCAACAACCTACGGCGACGGCGGGCGCGCGGGCGTGGGTCGCGGCGGTGCGGCAGGTTCGGCTGGCAGGCTTATTATTATCGGGACAAACACAGTCAACAAATCTGCGTCGGGTTCGTTTACTGTCAACAGCAATGGATCAATCACATGACAAAACTTTGCGTAATTGAAAGCGCGCCTTGGATGGTGCAGGAAATTATTGTGATTGACGATGACGCAAACGAGGCCGATTTTGGCGGCAGGCAATATGTCGAAGGCGATAGGGTGGGGGACATGGTTGCTTTGGCCAATGATGAAATTCAGGCCGAGGTTGACCATGTAAACATGTTGCTGCGCGTTTACGAAAGGCAGGCAGAGGCGGGGCAGGTTCCGTTTATTACGGCAGAACAGGCGGCCGAACTGCAATCGTATAGAGACGAATTTGCCGCAATGTCGAGCCGGGACAGCTTCCCGCGAATTCCTTTTTCGACGTGGCCAGCAAAGCCATTCGACGTAAAACACAAAGATTTTGTGCAAGCGTTCCTGTCTGTGTAAAATGTAAAAAAAGGATGGCGACAAGATGAACGCTTTTGCCCCAGTATCCGCAGCACAAATCGCATATAATGGCGCCGCAGCGTGTGCTGTGCTAGAGTGCCAGCAAATAGAGGATAAGACGCATGGCTAACACCACAAACTACAGCTGGTCACTCCCGACCGTAGGGGGCAACCAAGACGCATGGGGCGATCTGCTGAACGCCAACTGGACCGCGCTGGACACGCTGCTCGGCGGCACCAACGCCACTGAGTTTGCCATTCTGGACGGTGCCACGATTACGACTGCTGAGTTGAATGTGCTGGATGGGGTCACAGCGACCACAGCAGAGATCAACGTGCTTGACGGTATCACCGCCACAGTCACGGAGTTAAACTATACAGATGGCGTGACCAGCAACATCCAGACGCAGCTAGACGCCTTGAGTAGCGGAAAACAAAGTGTAGATGCAACGCTCACCGCATATGCAGGGACGTTGACTGCTGCAAACAAAATACCTTACGCGACAGCGACCGACACGGCTGGCGAGTTGGACTTCAAAGATGAAGACAACATGGCATCTAATAGCGCCACTGCCGTGCCTTCTCAGCAGTCGGTTAAGGCATATGTTGACGCTCAATCATACACGCAGCCAACAACGCTTGGTGCTGTAGGGGCGTATGGGTTTTTAGTGGCCAACCAAGATGTAGCAGCTGGGGCAACGATAACTGGCGACAATCTAAACTACTCAAACGCATATGGTGACGCGCAGGGAGCATCTCCCGGCGCATCTACGACATGGCGCTGCATGGGCAGCGCGCTGGCTACTACAGCAGGAGAGCAACGCGCTACTCTTTTTCTAAGGATTTCGTAAATGGCCTTGATCCCGCTTAAACTGCCAGCGGGCATCTACCGCAACGGCACAGAGTTCGAGGCAAGCAACCGCTGGCGCGATGCCAGCTTGGTGCGCTGGGTGGATAACACCATGCGTCCTGTCGGCGGCTGGCAAGAGCGCGACACGATGGACACAGCGGCCATTCGTGGCATGCTGACTTGGACCGACCTGACCAGCGACCAACGCATCGCCTCCGGCAGCTACAACAAGCTGGCCGTTGCGACAGCGGCTGGAACAGTTAGCGACATCACGCCAGTCAGCTTTACCGCAGGCTCCGAGGACGCTGTAATTAACACGGGCTACGGTGGCGGCTTTTACGGCGCTGGCTACTACGGGACCACACGTTTGGCGCAGGGCCAGTATGGGGAAGCCACCACATGGTCGCTTGATAACTGGGGTGCGTATCTTGTGGCATGCTCCAGCACCGATGGCCAGCTTCTTGAGTGGCAGCTAAACGTGGCAAACCCTGCCGTTGCTATCGCCAACGCGCCCACAGACAACTTTGGGCTGGTCGTGACAGAAGAGCGCTTCTTATTTGCTCTTGGCGCTGGAGGAAACCCACGCAAGGTTCAGTGGTGTGACCGTGAGGATAACACGCTTTGGACGCCTGCCGCGACCAACGAAGCTGGCGACATTGAGCTGCAAACGTCTGGCCAGATCATGCAGGGCATCCGCACACGCGGGCAGACGCTTATCATCACAGACATCGACGCTCACAGTGCAACATACATCGGCGGGCAGTTTGTATACGGCTTCCAGCGTGTTGGTTCATCTTGCGGCGCAACTAGCCGCAAAGCAGCAGCAGCCGTGGATGAAGGCGTGTTCTGGATGGGGCAGAGGGGCTTCTTCAACTATTCAGGCGGCGCTGTGCGTGAGCTGCCATGCGAGGTTGCGGACTACGTATTCAACGACATCAACCGCGACCAGATCAGTAAGGTTTGGGCGGTATCCAACCAGCAGTATAACGAGGTGTGGTGGTTCTACCCGAGCGCAAACAGCTTAGAAATCGACCGCTACGTGATGCTGAACTATACTGACGGTCACTGGAACATTGGGCAGCTATCGCGCACATCCGGTGTTGACCGTGGCGTGTTTAGCAGCCCGATCTGGGCTGACGCTGATGGGCAAACCTATAACCACGAATTTGGCCTCAACTATGGTGGCGCAAGCATATTTGCAGAAAGCGGCCCGATTAGCTTGGCAAACGGCGACAACGTGCTTAAAGCCACCATGCTTTACCCCGACGAGAAAACGCAGGGCGACGTGACCGCCACGTTCAAGACACGCTTCTACCCCAATGACGCTGAAACTAGCCATGGCCCATACAGCATGGCAAACCCGACGCCTGTGCGCTTCACGGGGCGTCAAATGCGTGTGCGTGTTGATGGCGCAAGGCAGGCCGACTGGCGTGTTGGCGTAATGAGGCTGGACGCTGTAGCGGGTGGCAAGAGGTGAGTTACGGTTACAATCCACCGCCCGTAACGGGCAACCTGCAGGTATGGTCGCAAAACATTGTGACCTATCTGCAGCGTGTGGCATCTCGGCTTGCGTTCAAGTCTGACGATGCCCGCGCGTCCGAGAACGGCGTCATCCTGTATGACAACGTGAACGGCTACCCTGTCGTGTCCAAGGATGGCGAGTGGCGGCAGATCGTGCTGGCCGATGGCTACGCATTCCTTGGCCAAGATAATGACGTGACTGCTGCAGTCGCCAGCACGGCGTATGCCATCACCTACGACACACCGCCCATGGCCAACGGCATTTCGCTTGGATCGCCTGCCAGCCGCATCGTGTTTGAGGAAGGCGGCACATACCTGCTGGCGTTCTCGGCGCAGATTGCGTCTACATCTTCCAGCACTGTGGACTTTCGTTTTTGGCCACGCATCAATGGCACTAATGTTACTGGCAGCACGATCCGCGCAAACCTGCACCAGAACGACGCCAGTTTTGTGGTAAGTCGCTCGGCCATCTTTCAGATGAACGCGGGCGATTACCTAGAGGTGATGTGGGCTACAGACAGCACGTCAGGCTTCTTGCAAGCGGCAGCGGCCACGGCTTATGCTCCGGCAGCGCCATCAACGTCGCTGTCAATAACGAGGATTAGGGCGTAGGGCTGTTAATATGCAAGATAATGTTGTAATATTCCCGCAAGCCAACGGCGTGAGGATCATGCCGGTCTTGCCGGAGCAGGTCGAGCAATACATCGACGCTGGGATGGAGCTACTGAGGCCGGCGATCAAACGTCAGGAGATGAACGTCACCGAAGACGTCATCGCGCAAGAGATACGAGAGGGCCAGTCGCTACTCTGGCTCGTATATCTTGGGGACACGCTGACCGCAGCCATCACGACGGCTGTCATAACGCACCCCCGCCGATCCGTCCTGAAGATTGAATTTCTAGGTGGAACACGAATGAACGAGTGGGTGGGTGTGGCCGCAGATTTCTTGGCCGAGATGGCGCGCAAGGCGGGTTTGCCTGCGCTCGAAGCAGACGGCCGTAAGGGCTTTGAAAAGATTGCCAGTGGGCTTCGGTTCAAGCCGATCACCACAAACTACGTGATGGAGCTAGACTGATGGGCAAGAAGACGACAACGACGACCCAAGAAAACAAGATGCCGGAGTTCCAGCAGCAATTCCTGACTGGCACCGTTATCCCCGAAGCACAGAAGATCTTGGCAACGCCTTTCCAAGGCTACGAGGGCGAACGCGTCGCAGGCCTGACGGATCTGCAGCAAACCGCTCTACAGGGCTACGG